GAGCGATCAAGAAAGCGATCTGTGTTCTATCGTTAGATAGTTTGAAGATACCTTCATCTGCTGCCAATGCGCCGGAACCGTCACCCCAGAAGTCTGTAGTGTCCAATACGAAGTTACCACTTAGACTGTTAGTAGCGTTAGTTGTAATAACGTTCTCACCACTTTGGTCCAATTGCTTCCAACGGAAACTACCATTACTGTTGTTAATAGTTACGTCTTGCAAACCACTGACTTCAATAGGTCCGTTTGCTGTTGTTAGTGTTACTGCGCCTGTGCTGGAACTGACTGCTGTGTAGAAGTCCGCTTCAACTGGAGTGCCAGGAGTAGTAGCATCTGCGTTCTTTATGATATAAAGTTTAACGCGAGTTAGTGCACTTGTTGCATTAATATATGCCATTGTTTTTCCTCATGCTATGTTAAAGAATCTATACTCAAATTCATATGTCATTGTGCTGCCATCGATGTTTGTAGTATAGTCAAATTCTTTTCTAAAAGAATCTGTAATTTGATTTTTCGCTTGTTCTAAAATAGATAATGCTGAATCTAGATCGGTGTTTCTATTCTTAGCGTCAACTGTAAGATAACCACGAACTCTAGTAGTCTTTTGAAGTATTTCTAATCCATCTAGACCACCAAACATTCTGTCGGTTTCTGTAAAAGGTTCATCAAGATAAACTCGTTTCATATTTTTGAGATATAATGCAGAATTACCTTCTTCAAAGGGCAACTCTTGACTGGTTTTTATAGTTCCAGTTAAGTTAGTTGTCAAATAAGATAATAATGTTGCTCTCATCGTATTCTCACAAGTTTAACCATGCTAGGCTGCTTTTCAGCAGTTTCAACTGTGCCATCTGCGTCGAAATCATACCAGTCACCTGATTCAATTATTTCATCAAACAATGCATTAAATTGGTCCTTGTAGAACTTGATCTTAATTACTTCAGCACTTGTTTCATTGCCAAAGTCTGCTACTTTTGGTAGCACGTATTCTGCCATAGCAAAATAAATGTTTAGATCTTTAAATTCTTGTTCACGTGATTTAATATTATCAGGATTAACATTGGGCAACAATCTAAGATCATTACCCAAGTTGCTATTTCTGCTAAATTGGTATTCTTTCCACCAGCTAGTATTTCTAATTTTAGTTAGAATACGCTGACTCGCCTGAGCCAGCATAGGATCTACTACCTGTGATGTCAAACCTTCATTGGCTTCAAATAGACGTTGATCGCGAACCTGCAATTCGCTAGTTACAGCGAAACTAACAAACGTCGTATTATTGTAATTAAATGCCATCGCGATCTCCCTTTTCTATATTAAGCTGCGTCTTTGATTAGAACACCACGTGTTGCGTCGATTAGACCAACAGCGGCGTGTAAACTTGCAACTACGTCGAAACCAACGGCTTCAGCGCGACGTGCAACTTCAACATCAACATTCTTTTGCATACCAATGCGCAATGCGTCTTGACCGAAAATAGCCATCTTAGCACCAGTAACACCAGTGTTAGTAGCGTTCAAGTAGCTAGAAACGAAACACTGTACACCAGCGATGCTACCTAGGAAACCACTACGCAATGCTTGACCTTGGAACAAGTCACCACCAGCATAAGCTGTAGAACCAATTGCACCCATCAAGGCAGCGTAAGAAGCGGCGTTAACGATACCAAACAGTTGACCTGTTTCACCAGCGGCACGGATTGTACCAACAGCGGCGAAGATTTCTTCCAAGTCTAAGTCACCAGAAGTGATTTCTTGACCTGTCAAGCTACCTAAAGCCAATGCAACTTTCTTGTCGAAAGCGGCGCTAACTGCGTTACCCAAGCTACGACCAACTTCAGTTGGATCAATACCACCCAAGTCACGAACGATAGCACGGCTAGCGAATAAGTCAGCAGTGATAGTGTTCTTAGTGAATGTTGGGTTAGCGGCTGTAACGTCACCAGTCAATGTACCAGCGGCGATGCTGTATGCTGTACCAGCACTCATTTCTGGAACTTGTAAGATACCGTTAGGTGTCATTACTGTAGGAATCAATTGTCCGCTTAGGAACAAAGAACTTTCGTGAGCAGCATAAACTGTTGCCGCTTTAACTGGAACAACTAGGGCTTCGCCTGTTGTATTCGAGATGTATGAATCTGCCATTTTAAATTACCTTTTAAAAATTAAATTTTGCCTTGGCGTCTTGCTTCGGCGTATATTTTTCTATGATCAGGACGTGTCATGTCTAAATTAGCCAAATCAATTTCTTGAACATTTTTATTTACGTTACCCTGAGTATTCGTTGTTGCAGGTGTTGCTCCAACAAAATGGGGGTTAGTGTCTAGGAATTCTTTGACGTAAGTGTCTACATCATAGGGTTTGCCTTTGGTATTATACTTAGGCTGACCTGTTTTTGTATCAATTACTTCAACTTCACCTTCCTCATTAAGTCTTAGTCCGTTTCTCAACAGTGTACTGACTTGTTCAGGATTCACACTCTTATATTTGGCTGCTAGGTTTAACAGCGGTTGTTCAATCTTATATTGTCTAATTACTTCATCACGTTTTTGGATTTCTGCATCTTTCTTAGAAGCAAATTCCGCCATGATCTTGTCAAACTCTCCTCGCTTGAGTGCTTGTTCTTGTTCCATTTTTTTATGTTTACCAACAAGATCTCGCAAGAATTCAGGATCTCCTAAGTCTTCGTATTTGCTACTAAACTTCTTCTCTAACTGAGATTTAGTTTTAGCCATCATTGCGTTGACTTCTTCCTGAGTGAAAGTTTTATTTGCCTGATTGTTTGTATCTACAGCATCAGTAGCCGTTGTATCGCCAATGTTTGAATCGGTCATTGTATCCGCGCCTCTTTCTAGAGTTAAAATTGTGGCAGGTAGTCCTGCCATATTGTTATTTATGTCGTATCAATCAATAATTGCAGGGATACCTGGAATAATCATAGGTTGTTCTAACTCTGTGACTTCTTCAAGTTGTACAGCTGGTGTTGCTGGTAACTCTACTTCAATACCCACACTTTCAAGTATTTCATGTTCAATAATTTGACGAGCATTGATATCTGTAACACTGTTCATTGCTGTTGTTAAACGTTGTAGTTCATTGTCCACATCACGAATAGCAAAACTATCTGGATATTCTATTTCGCCATCCCATACATAACCTTGGTAAGTGGCGTATAATTCCCAGAGTTGTTCTTCTGCTAGTTCAATATTATCTGCTTGTTCACTGAGTCTTGCATTTAATAGTTGGAATTCAACTTCACGACTGATACCACTCATAGAATGTGCTTCTGTGGCACGAATGCTACCAGTGTTAGCCATTTTGTCAATACTATTAATTGTAGCTGTGATAGAACTATAAATGCTGGATATTTCCTGACCATTGAATTGAATAACATATGGTTTCAACTGTGGATCAAGATTTTCTGGCATTTCAATTACGCTACCAGCACCGTTGCCTGCATTTGTATCACGTGTTTTAACCAAACTTGGATGACTACCTAAACGTACAGCTTGTTCAGCTTCACTGGTCATGTTATAGATAAAACGTTGTGCATCAGCGATGTCTTCAATTGTACTTAGACCCTGACCACGAACGCTACTTGTGTGTGCATACATACAGACTGCTGGTATCTTACCCAGGCCGTTGACCTCTACTAAAGTATTGGTTACTAATTCTTTGTCTGAATTCAGTGTATAAGTTGTGATAGTATCTTTGGTCCATTCACGAATCGTAGTCTCACTGCCATTGACATCTTCTACATATTTGAAATAAACTAATTCATAGCTACCATTAACTCTACGTGTCCAGCGCCAGTCTGTGACTACCAGAGGTGTTAACAGATTTAGATAAGGACGAACACCCATGACCATTTCATCAGCACGAGTAATTGCACCTACATCTGGCTTACTCATAATGATCCAAGTATGTCCAAATACATTGGACCAAATACTGGCTTCTTTCATGAAACTATCTAAATCTCTACCATCCCAGTCACAGTCTTTGATAAAATCCTGAACACTGGGTTCAAGCTCTAAGCTGCCTAATTCACGTTCAGGTTCAGTTCTAAACAAGAAACTGATATAAGTTGCAATGATACTGCGACACTGATTATCCAGTGGAGTTGTCTGCAATCTTAGTGCGTATTCGTTGGCACTTTCTAATTGATAGCGAGTAAGGTAACCGCCCTGACGATAAGTTTCGCCGCCTACGTAACTATCATATAAGAATTGATATCTAGGCAAATTGCGACTGTAAATTGCATTACCAGCCGCGGCATGTTGGTAAGCATTACTAAGTGTTTGGTCCATATTATGGTTCTCCGGAGTTTTGTTATAACTTGTTATTTAGCCATATTTTAAGCTATGGCGTGACCCCATCTTTGAGGTCTGCTAGGCATGGGCTGTTCACGTTGTATTGGGAACAAAAATTGTATTGCATAAGTTAGCGCATCAAACATGTGATCAAAGCCACTATCTTTGTCAGGAATCTGTGTACCTTCCTTATAACAAAATTGCTGAAGGCTTTTAATTGTATGTTTGCATCGGGCGTCAATGAGAAAGCGAGTAGAATCATCATCACGCAAATGAAATAAACTATTGGCTGCATTTATTCTATCTTTTACTAAGGGATGTTGTCTATGATAGCGCACAGTAAATCCTGCATTTTCCAATAACTTTATATCCGTGTTGCCATTGGCACTGGTTTTACGCTGTACTCCGGCAGGATCAGGAAATATTGTAATTGGATTATTAGGATATCTATTGCGTATCTCATCTATTAATTCATTGGTATTGCTACTATTTAGAACAATCTCATCAACACAATGTAAGCCCAGTGCTGTTCTACGCATTATAGTACAGCTCATAGGATTAACGTTAAAGTCAGTGCCTAGTATTAATGGCTCAGTGGGTAATACTGGTGATGCTGGTTGAATATTGTGTTGTCCAAAAGCATAAGCAATAATACCACTAAAGTTTTCAAAGGTAGCCATGAACTCTTGACTAAATGTTCTAGCATCCAAGTCTTGTCTAGCTTGTTCTACTTCATCTGCTGGAACATTACCACCATCTAGAGTAGTAAACTGAAAACTTACCCAGTTTGTTTTAGTTTGATGATTGTCATAGATCTCCTTGAACCAGTTCATGCCCTTGGGAGTTCCTAGAAATAGCGCATGTCCTCCAGTATCCGACAGTGTAGGACGTAATACTTCATACCATGCTTCTTTGTCTATATCCGCTGCTTCGTCTAAGACTAGAAAGTTCAAGCCCACACCACGCAGACTGTCATAATTATCTGCACCACGCAGACTTATTTCACTGCCATTGATTAATTCTAAGGTTAAATCTTGTTCATTGACTTTCTTTACCCAGTTTATGCTTAATAATTTCTTTTTAAGTTTCTTCCAGACAATCTGTTTAGCCATGCGATATGTAGGTGCAACGTACCAAACACGTTGATCTGGCTGGCGTGCATATTTGGCTAGTTCACGTATAGCCAGGTGTGTCTTTCCAAATCTACGTCCACAGACTGCCACTCTAAATCTAAAGGGTGCATCTGCAATCATGCGCTGTGCCCGACTAAGTGCCATTAGATATGTTTCCAGTTAATGCGATGCACAATATCGAAGATGCTAGTTTTATTAAGACCGTATTCAAGTGCCAGTGACTTTTGTGTTCTACCCATGTTGTGTTGTCTACGTATTTCAAGAACTTGTTGTTCAGTTAGTTTACTTTTTCCAGCCTGTTCGCCACGTGCTTGATTACTATGGCATCTACCTTTGTTGCTCATGTCAATCATATTGTCTTTTTGTGTGGCAACAATTAAATGATCTGGGCGCACACAACTAGGATTATCACAGGTGTGCATTACAATATAACCACTGGGATCACGCCCATCCAGAATAACACTGACCCTATGTGTTGGATGATTAATGCCATTCATAAAGAACATACCATAACCACTTTTAAGTTTACCCGCAGTCCAGTTCCAGCAATAATCTGTTCGATCTACTCTACTCCAAAAGCGGCGCTGATATTTTTCTGAGATCATTCTTTAATTTCCTCGTATTCATCCTGCATATCTTGTAGTTGTTCTACTGTGGGTTTATCATCGTCATCATCTGTAAAAGGCAATACCTTACTGCTATCTGAACTCATACCATTATCGCTCATACCCAACATGTTTTTCGCTAAGAAGATTTGAACACTGGCATTTAAGTTAGCACAGGCATTTTTAAGCATGGCCCTGCGCAGTGATATTTTTAAGTTTTCACGCCCTTTTATCAGTTCCTGCTTAAAATTGTATGTTAATGTGCTGTCATCTATACCAAACCAGTTTGCTATGTCAGTGTTAGTACAGCCCAGTGCAGCCAAATCCTCAACTTCTTCAGGCGGAACTACAACTTGATTTCTGCCTACAACTAGACCTGTAACTGTTTTGGTTCCTGTTTGCACTGCCATTATAAAATATCCTTAAGTGCTCGTAGCTCTTCATGAGTTAAAAACATTTCAAATCTACGATCAAATATGCTTTGACTGATAATTTGTATATGCCAAACACTGGTAGCTTCTACCCAGTCTTTTTTAACACGAAGTTTATAATCTTCTTTGTCAATAATATCCCACTGTGTTTTAGGTGCTCCAGTGCTGTACACCATAAATTGTCCCTGTCTCATTTTTACCACCTTTATTGTAATTCACAGACTGTAAAATCTGTGCAATTGAAAATTTCATTGAGTTTCAAACTCAATGCATGTGCTGGTGCTGGTGTTGTATAACATGTTTTCATATACTTTGTCATTGTATTCAAATTTTCACTGTGATATGTTCGTCTAACACCAATAGGTTGATTTTTATACAACACGCACCACATTGATTGTGCACGTAATATATCCAGAGTGGCCGTACCAAGTTCCATACTAATTAATACTTCACCGCTGGGTCTAGCCATTATACTGCCTTGAATCTATCTGTGTATTCTGGATACTTTAAACAAAACATCAAGCATTGTTCATCTGTCATAGTTGCCCATAAGAATTGATGTTCCCAGCTAAAACCTGTACTAAATGGCAGTTGATCGTAAAACTCTTTTAATCTCACAGCAAGTGCGCGATGACGTTGACCTTCATAATCCAAGCTCTGTGTTATCATTTTCATATTTTTTTACCTCCGGGATTAAACACACGTCTTTGTTCTGAGAAATGACTGGGATTCATGCAGAGATTATTACCACAACTATGATATATTCCCAGTCTATCAGGTAACCACGAACCCTGCGTTTCTGCATACATGACACGTCTAGCCTGAGTCATCTGAGGATAATCTGTGCCATCTTCACGAACCATTCTAATACCAAATAATCCACCTGTTTTACTCTGACTACCCAGCCAGGGCCAACACTGATCATCACCCTGACTTTGATCTACTTTACTCCAAAATAGTTCAGTACACCAACGGCGTTGATCTATTTCTTTGTTACGTGGATAAGTTATTCCTCTGCCCATGATTAGTCCTGCTCAGCCAATAAACTTAGCATATTTGGATTACTTCTGAATAAATCAATCAGACCCAATGCCATGAGATCTACCTGACGTTCTGTCATATCAAGATCCAGTTTTGTTTCTATGGCATGTACCAATTCATGTATCAATGTTTGTATTAAGACATCTGAGTTCATGCCGGCAAGTAAAACGATCTCTTGCTGATCTGTATAACACATACCCAGTTCATTGGGTAGTTCTTTGTGATTTGTTGTATTGATACGCCAAGTTTGATTGAATAATTTGAATGTATCCGGTATTTGTGCCATTTGTGTCGTCCTTTTACTTATTTAGTATCAGTCATTCACTTAGTACATAATTATATAGATCCCCTGGGATCTTCACTTCGTCAATGACTTCGTCTTTTGACTTCAGTGATATTTTTTTGTTTATTGATTTGACGAAGTATAAATGGGGTGTGCTGTTGTCTCGTCCCAGAAGGGGCGAAGCAACAGAACAACCTGCATCGTGGTGAACGCAGTGAACAGCGATGCTTAGTCAATGTCTGTGTTTGTGTTATTTGTTGTTGTCAGATGAGTTACCAACCCCTCCCCCAATTGATTCGCAGGTATAAAACTGCAAGTTCAATCCGTGACCCAAAGGGTATGGACGCCTAAAACTTAATTATTATGCTGTGCCCCAACTGCAATCCACTGTTGTTAAAAATTGTAGTCAAGACGAATCCCTTCCCAGGGGCTGCCGCATAATTGGCTTGCTTTGTTTTTTACAGACTTTGCGCTTAGTATTGTCCACGCTTTGGTCTCTGCCACGCACAGAGGAGATTTGTGTCGCTGGGTTTTACTTCTTCAATTTTTTATTTTGTTCTTTGAGCCAAATTTTAATTAACGTATCTTGTTTTTGTGCCTGAGTTTTGTGATAATAATGTCCAGCAAAATCTTTGCCTTTACTGGACTTGCCAGTATTGGAATAAGTTTTGTTGGAATAGTTTGCCATAGAGTTTGTTGTTGTCTTGTCATTGTATTTAGTTTCGTATTCAAAGTCAAGGGGTTATATAGCCATATTTTTGAGTATTTTGCCAAAGAAAAGCCCCGGTTGAATGAGCAACCAGGGCAGTTCCCGAATCGTCTAACCCTACAACAACTGGAGATTAAAGCATGACAGAGACGATTCTATTACTTAGGATAAAAAACACCAGCAAACTTACTCAAATGGCCGTATGGGGAATTCGCTGTTGTCAATAATATTTATACTGTGATTCTATTTTTTAAGCAGTTCAAGTTCAGCCTGTTTTTTCAAAATCTCACGCTGTAAATCTGTGCGTTGTTCTTCCAGAGTCAATTCAGCACGAATCACTTTGATTGCATCTGCAATTTCGTAGCCAGTGAATTGAGCATATATATTACGCATTTGGCTGAGACAGTCGTTGTTCATATTCTTCCCTAGTAATGTATCTAAAACCTTGTTTGTTTATACTTGCTCTAGTTGCTACCCAAGTAATGCTAACTCCATAGTGTTTGGCTGCGGCGCTGGCACTATCAAACATACCTAATGGTGTTATCACAGGTTTGGCTTGTCTATTATATTCACGTTTAGGTCTAGGACCCAGTTTACCTCTAGGTATTCGTTCTCTGGGACCTGGTATATTATTAACATCTTTGATTTTAAATTTATTGGGCAATAATTCAACCAAATCAGTGTCACCAACACGATACTTGTCCATTTGTTGTAATCTAACAGTTAAACTAATTTGATCTATGCCATTATTCATAGTACCAGGTTCATCGTCCTGGTCATTTAATGTCATTGCAGGTCTTTCAGCTTCAGCACGTCGATTAATCCAGATTAATTCACAGCCTTGTTGTAATTCTTGTTTTTGCCAGAGATCGATGTCATCGATACCGACTTCATTGATGGCCATTGCTTTGATCCATAATCTTGTGCCAGCATCATAATAAATGAAAGCATAATTACAGTCTGTGATTTTGGGGAATTTTCGCCAAGCACTGGCTGCTGTTAAGTTGATAGGCTCCGGATAAGCACAGGTGGCAGTATTATTTTTTTGTGTGCCACGTTGCCATTCTAATAGATGTGCTAGAACAGCATCAGGGTCACGGGGCATACCCTGCTGGCAATTACCCAGCCAAGTCTTTTTTCTAATTCTCGTCATCAGATATTTAAGGCTGATGTTCTCAATGTCTAGTAATCAAATATCCTATGACACCCAGTACTGCCACAGCAATACTACCCAGTGTAGTTATCAATGTGGCTTGTCTTTGGTTATTTCGTTGTTCCAGGAGCAATTTAATTTCACTGAAACCTGCTTGCATTGTGCCTTTAATAAGAGATATATCAGTCTCCACCTTGTCGAGTCTATGGTTGATAACATTGAATTTGTCCTCTATACCTTTGTAGCGTAGGCTGCAAATTTCTACATGCGTAGCTAAATCACTTTCTTCTCGGCTCATTTTATTTCTTCTTTTTTTGCTGGCTGATTTTAATGGCAACACCCTGCCTAATAGCTCGTTCTTTAGCTCCTGCACCGGTGTAATATTTTCCTGAAGTCCCATATCTGTATCCTGTTCCACCACGTGGTCCCTTAACTTTTCTAACTGGCATTATTTTCTCCCTGGTCTTGGTTTCTTACGATTGGTTTTCGTTCTAATTCCGCGTTCTGGTAAGTTTCTCATCATAGTATCCTTATTTAATGCTGGTTACTTTATCCAGCGCACATAGCCCAGTGCAGTGCAATTGCGGGGACGCCTTTTACTGTAACGTCAAACAGCCCCAAGGTAGGGTGATTAAGCCGCTGTCATGTATTCACAACTTGCGTAGTTACCAATACAGTAGACTGTAAAAATAACTCTGCTACCATTAGCAATAGTATCTTGAACACTGTTGATTGTAGTACCATTATTACGAATATGTAAATCACCGTTGCCTACTGTTGAGCCACTGTTATTGTAAACCAATATAGCTTGGTGACCAGCTTCACCAGCAACAGTTAAGTTATCTACATCGATATTAGTAGGATCAGTGCCTGCTGTTAGCGTAATTTCAATAAAGTTATTTACACCTGCTGCCGGAGTATAAGTTGTACCACGAGCAATACTCACAGTGGTAATCGCACTTCTATGTGGACGATTGTTTAGAATACGAGTGCTAGATATGTCTTGATAAGTTGTAGATCCAGCACCATCCTGGAATGTATAACTGTCACTTTTGAAAGTAGTTGATTCTGGAGCAGCGCTAAGAACTTCCGAGATCGCAGGTGTTGTGCCTGCACGAGTAGCTTCAAAAGTTAAACGACTACCACCACGAGTTGTGCTGTAATCTTCTGTGGCTTTTGCAGTTATACGAGCCGCTAAGTTAGTGTTGCCCTGGAAACCTGTAGCATTGGCAGTGTTAACACCACGAAATGCCATTTGTCCAACTTGATCATTATTTTTCAGTGGTTGTCTGCGTCCAGGAATACCACTTTGTCTGCTACCAATAACGTTGAAACTGTTAGTAGCCAATAAACTATAATTATCTGGTCCAGAGACCATGGTTGTTGATGCCACTGTTTGACTGACACTGACAGTATAAGTTCCAGTGCCACCTGTGCCTGTGCCCAGAGCAGTAATTCTTGTAAGTTGGCTAACACCTGTGCCATAAACTTGCTGACCCACACTTAATGTGCCAGAACTTACTGCTGATACAGTCATAGTAGTTCCACTTATATCTGCTGTAAATGAAGCAGTGTCTGTGCCTGTGACACCGGCAACGTTAAAGAAACTGTTAATAGTGGGTAAAGTGACGGCGCCCATGCGATTATATCTAATTGTTCCATCACTGCTGGTTAAAACATAATCACCGCTGGTGTTGTTATCACCTAGACCCAGAGTAGTTGTAGGCGGGATTGGGATACTAATACCACTAACTGTCTGTGTTGCAGGGCCTGTATGACTTTGCGCTAAAATGCCTTGACGGCTAGTGCCATTAAATTTCACAGCCTGCGGTTGATATTGCATGCTCCAACGAGCACCTGCATTTTTGGTTCCTGCACCAGTAAAACTGCCAGGACTTCCTGAACTAAACAATGTTTGGCTGCGACTTACTGTATAAGTTCCAGTATCACCGGTGCCAGTGCCATATGCACTGATACTTGTTCCTGCCAAAATGCCTGTGGCACTTAATAATAATCCAGGATGCACATTAGAGCCAGCAGTAACTGTTAGAGTTGTTCCACTGATATAACCAGTAAAACTTGCTGTATCAGCCTGCCATTGTTCACTGGCTAGACCTAAAATATTTAATGGAGCACCACCAATTCCTGTTGCACTGATAAAGTTAGTGCCATTAAAGCCGCCGACCTGAATACCACCTACGGGAGCAGCAGTCTGTGGCTCTGTGCCAGTGCCAGTGCTGGATTGTGTTCCGCGTTTTCCTTCCAGAAATATAAAAGCGTTGGTATTGGTTGTGCTGTTACCGTTGGCTCTATTTTGACCATAGTCTCTGACCACAATGGCTGAGTTTTTACCTGAGGTAGTATTGTCCACAAATAACGAAACATTGTTGTTGCCCTGACCACCTGCTAAGGGTGCGTAGTCACCGTTGACATCTACCACTGCACCACCTAGAGTAGTTGAACGTGCAACACTAAATCCTAGATCTGCTGTGGTATTTTTTGTTAGATCAATAATACCTGTGCCATTAGGAGCCAGTGTGATTGTGCCGTTGCTGGTTGTTGTGATGTTTAATGCACCAGTGCTGTTAGTAATATCACCGCCCTGCACATCTAAGTCACCACTAAATGTAGCACCGGCAAAATTAACTGAACTTGTAGTATCTAAGTTTTGATTTGGTATATTTAGATAGTTAGTACCATCTACAGTGGTTGTCCAGCGATCTGTACTTTCATTCCATAAAATATCCACATTAGCACTGGTTCCACGTGTAATTCTAATGCCTGCATTTTCTGTGGGTGTGCCTGTGACATTGCTGTTTAAATCTACGATATTATCTGCAACTGTTAATGTTTCTGTGGATATAGTTGTAGTTGTACCACTTACAGTTAAATTACCAGGAATAATGACATCACCGCCACTTAATGTAATTGCTGTGGCACCTGTGCTTGATTTAATATCATTACCTGTAACAGTTAAGTCACCGGGTAAAGTTGTATTAGTGCTACTTAATGTAAGACCCAGGCCGCCGGGAGCGTAAATAAATCCGCCATTGGTAGTTAAACTGTCACCGGCAATGTTGCCACCAGATACTACGTTCGCACCACTTAATGTAATTGCTGTAGCACCTGTGCTTGATTTAATATCATTACCTGTAACTGTTAAGTCACCAGCTACTGTAACATTACTGTCACTTAGTGTAATTGCTGTGGCAGCTGTGCTTGATCTGATATCATTACCAAAAACTCTAAGATCGCCACCAACCACAACATTACCAGAACCAGTTAATGACAGTGTAGGCGTAAGATCGCCTGTTGTATAAATTCCACCTGCAAGAACTTTTAAATTGCCGGCTACTGAAACATCTGCGGTTACACCATCATCAAGAATCAAGGCAACATCGCCATTGCTATTATTGATGCGATTACCATTAATAGTTAATTCGCCTTCTGTGACGATATCACCTGTGGTACCATCTATTGTAGTTGCATTGTCACCTACCTGGAGACCAAATTTTACTTTAAATTTTTCGTTTGACATAATTCACACAATCCTTATGTTTAAGTTAATGCTATTCTTTGAGCACTAAATGTAGTGCTAGTTGCACTAGTTGGTGTGGCACGAACTCTAATTAAGCCGCCACTTTGATCTGCTGTAAATGTAGCCAGTGCAGAGCCTGTATACATTTCACCATATAATGTCATCATTGCACTGGTACTTGTTCTCATAATTAGTATTTCTACTAGATGACTGTCTGTACCACGTTGCATATATACCATTAATTTAATTGCATTTCTTGTTGTTGAGTCTAAACTAAATTCTGCTGTACTAGTAGTTGTTGCTGTAACCGTATCAATGACGGCACGATCATCTAAATTTACACCACTGAATTGAACGAAGTCCGTGGTACCTATTGGCTGAGGTACTTTGGCATCTACATAACTTTTAGTTGTTAGATCAAGACTGTTGGTAGGTCCTGATGGATTGACTCTAGCATAGGTTGTTGTATTATCAATAAATGCAATACTGCTTCCACTGGCGCCTAATACGCCGGCAGTGTATTTTCCTGATTGAATACGTAAGTCATCACTAAATGAACTACCTCTAGCATTGATATTAAGAAACTTTCCATTATCAATATCACTGCTACTGTTAACACTGATTGTGGCAATTTCGCTGTTAGTTGTTCCAGGAGGCTTAACGCGAATACCAGTACTGGCACCTGTATAACTTTGGAAGTTAAGACGATTTGCTCTATTATCAGATTCACTCCAAAGAATATTTTTTCCAGAACCCATAAAAATATTTTGTGGGATTGTAGTATTACCGCTGGCATCTAATAAAATTAATTCATTGCTAACACTGGCGCCATTCATTTGACGAACATAGATAGGTTCAGTGCCATTGTCACCAGTTGTAATCTGCAAATAACCTGCATCACTGCCGGTACTTCCACCATTAATTAGCCAATAATCATTAGTACCTGTAGGATAACCAGTAATACCATTATTTCCAGTAAATGCTAAATTGTTAGTAGGTATTGTTACAACACCTGTATTAGCAATAGTCATTGCTGTGTTACCTGTTAAACTTTTAATAACACTAGTTTGAACATCGCCGGTTAAGGTACCTATATTTAGACCACTGGCAGTAATTGTTCCAAAAGTAACATTAGAGCCTATACTTGTATTTTGATTGGGTAATCTGTTATATGTTGTACCATTGTGTGTAAGTTCCCAGCTATCATCTGTTTCATTCCAACGAATTGCTACATTTGCTAGATCACCACGTTCGATTTCAATGCCAGCATTTTCTGTTGGTGAACCTGTAACATTACTGTTTAACGTAATAATATTATCAGCAATGTTTACAGTTTCACTGTTAACTGTAGTTGTTGTGCCTTGTACAGTTAAATTGCCAGTGATAATAGCATCGCCGCCCACAGTGGCATTACCAGTTGTTACCAATGTTGTAGTACTTGTTTGACCGGTAACAGTTAAACCATTGCTCATAGTGGCCAAACCACTGCTGGTCAATGTTCCTGGTATTGTTATATTTGATTTATTTTCCCAGCGACCATTAGCTGAGACATACTGTAATAATTGATTATTACTAGGTGCATTTACAGCTACATCTAATAATTCATCTATGTTACTAACTTCTGTGGCAGCTACACCGCCAGCGGTGCTACCATTACCTATCCAAAATGGACTTACTCCATATGTTGATGCATCAGTAACAAAGAAAGGTTCACCTGCCTCTAATACCAATGTTAGTCGAGTAGCGTTAGTGCCTCGTTTAAATTGCAATGCCATCTTAAAATCCTTTATTTTTATCTAATTTAGTTATACTAAATTATAATCTATATCTTCAACTTCAGTTGCTAATATTCTAATTGTCTGAGGCTCCCAATAATACAAAGTTACAGCATTACTAGATGATGTTGGGTTAGGTATCACAGGATGTTCATTATTTATTCTGAAAAGGTAGTTAGAAAGACGCTCAGTGACTACAGTGCCTGCAATAACTGCTGTTTTTCCCAGTGCGCTTGCTCGGGTACCACCAATTTTAGTACCTAAGAATATATTTGTGCTTCCTGCATCTACAAATAATAATGTACCTGAAATGTGTCCACTAAACTCAATGGCTTTGTATGAATCTGTAACAGTATATTCTTCTATACAGATTCTAGGTGGTCTAACAATATCGGTAATACCAGGATAGGTTTTCGTTACGGTCGTTGCAGGTATAGCTGCCGTACCTTTCTTAATAATAAATCTTAGTCCACCATCACCAGCAGCCAATACCGGGGTTAAATTTGCATAAGTGCACAATTCATAGCCATCTGGGTAATCTACACTGGGAAATAATGGTCTGCTATCAGGGCTAGCACTACAATCAGTAGGTGTAATTAATGGACTTGATCCAGTATTACTATCCCAATTTTTAATAGCAACATAATTATTACTAGTGACCTTTTTAAGTTTTATTTTGGCAGTAAAAGGAACATAACTTACATTGAGGTCAACTACCCCAGATGTAACTGGTACTTCTGCCACTGAAAATTCTTTAGTTTGGCCAATATCCATGTCCAAGATATCTTGGGGATCTGAAATAACAATAGTACCTACGTTTGTCTTATAGCAGGGATCATACCAAGTACCATTACCTGTAACAATTGCCCAGGAATCAGGTACAGCGGGTACTTCAGGAATTTGTGAAACTTTTATTTTACTAGGTCTTTGTGTTGTAAGTTCACAATAATCTATTTTATTAACTTTGGGTACACCAAAATCTCTAACTATTTCTGGATATACAGGAGTATCAGCACAGCAAGGATTTTCAATTGTTATTGTGCCTGTGTTAAAGTCTGTGGTAATTGAAATGCCAGTGCCAGCAACCAAGGTCAGTGTACCAGACGTTTCAGCAGCCTGTAAACTGTCTTGTCCATCTACTGCGATAGTATCAAAGCCGCCGCCTGCGCCTGTTGCACTAATAGTAATATCATGTGTACCAGCACCTACTGCAATTTCAATGCCATCACCCGCAATAAATGTTAAACTGTTATCGACTTCAGGAGTCATTGCTACGCCACCAGCTGTAACAATTCTAAATGCGGCACTTTCTTGATCCAATTGATCTGCTATTTGCGCAGCCTCTTCTGGATCTTCAATGCCCAGTAATTGACCTAGTTCTGTATTACTTAATGCGGCAACTAATTCTGGATACAATGCCTTATAGGCAAAATAAGCAATAGCGCCTGCTCCAAGTATGGGTAATAGATCCTCAAAACTAAAATTTGTGTTTTCTGTGACTGCATCTGTGGTCTGCACTGGATCCCAGACCAATTCCGTAGAACTGTCACTGAGATTACTAAAACTTTGTTCATTACCTGCACGTACCTTAAATCTATATGAGCCAGCTGGCAAAGTAGCTACACGAGTTAAAATATTTGTACTACTGTTAAAAGGTGCGCCATTGGCATTCTTTTCTTCGTGTATTCTTACACTGGTAGTCCAGTTATCTGTACTGTACCAAAATTCAAATCTATCAACAACACCACTGGGTACAACACCAGTTAATAATATACTAGGTTGACGATTGTTATTGGCAGTTGTTACCGTAGGTGCCGCAGGCGTTGCAATAACACCCAAACTTGGCAAACTAATTGGCGCACTAGGAGTTCTTGGTCTACGTGGTGTACCACCAGCAGTATACAATGTACTGTCATATTCTTGTGCAACAATTTCAACTAGAATACTGCCAGCATCACTTTCTATTTCTTTAACACGTATTACACGAAATGGTTGATTAGTAAATCCATAGACACTGTTAGTTAAAGTAATAACATCACCGGCGGCAACGTCAATTTTACTATAATCAGTGTTAAATGTAATAACACGATCCTGTCTGTTTTGGTACAGTGCTAGATATGCCAGTTCACGAGCTTGTACAGGTTCATTGAGCATGCTCAAACTAATGCTTAATTTGTTAACAGGCTCATTGGCATTTTTAAATTCTGTGGGCAATGCAATGGTAATTGTATCTGTTTGATCCTGTATTAATCTACTAGGAAATGATACTTCCACACTGTTGTACATGCTGTCTAAACTGGTAGCAGTTACATCAATACCACCAACGATGTTGCTGTCGTTAAAATTATATCGCACAGTATTATCTTTGTCAATGATAACACCCCATTTACCAGTGGTAATGTCATAGTTAATGTAAACACCAGTGCTATTTGCAATTTCTTGCAAGTTACTTAAAACATTCTTTTGTGGATTGATAATACCATTGATTTGGTAACGATCAGCCAGAGTTTCTGTTGTACCTGTGTCTTCATTGAAGAAGTTAACTTCATCGTCTGCGTAATCATTGAGTGCAATTAAACTTGCTGTATCAATTTGACTTGCAGGTAAGCCAGCACCACTGACTGTATTTGTCATATAGTCATAGAGTGCATCGCCGGGTTTATATAATGTATTGCTAACTTTAAATTTAAGTGTAGGAATACCTGTAATGCCCTTGTCACGGTTATAATCAACTTTAACCAAGGCAAAAGTTAGGTTAGTCATTGTCCATGTGCTATCCCAACCTGGGAACAATGTATAGGCAGCGCCAGGTAACGTTGCCGTAATACCTGTAGGTAAAACTGGTGCATTACTACCATTTTTGTACAAGTAAATTTTTACTAGATCTCGTGCGCTGGTATCAACAGTACCATCACTGTTGGTAACATAATCAACGGTAATACCATCTGCTTTAAAAGTAACACGTTGGCTGTCAAAATAAACTTCGTCAATAAATGTGCTAACTGCGGCATTATCACTGAGTCTATTAGTTGCGGTATGTTCACTAAGTGTTAGACATGTCCACATTGTTTTGTTATTATTGGTAAGTTGTGCATCTGTTATCTTACCACTATAATAAGCACTACCATATAACAATGGTATTGGGTTAGTTGTATCTGGTTGTAGCTGTAACCTTACACCCTCGTCAACTGCTGTTTGATTTTGGTCGCCAGTGGCTTTGTTAATTAACCTACTGACACCATATGCAACAATAATTCTAACTAGTGCACTGCCAATACTGGAACTGCCTATTGCCGCTATTGCTGATGATAGAAAACCTGCCATTTACTTTATCCTTTAATCCAATGTTGTTCGACACATTGCCAACCTCTTTTATTTAAGCCTATTTTGCCGCCACCAGGTTGCGTGCTTAAACTTACTTGGTCTGCAATTTTCTGTTTAATCCAATTATCACTGTCCTTTTGCCACTGTTGAAATAGAGCCATGCTCAAGCGTGTACTTCTATATTCGGGCTCTACCCACCAAAACAATTCTCGAATACGTCGTCTATTACGTAACCAAGGATCTTGTTCTCGCTGTGCACCTATCATGCCAACTATTAAATTATTATCTACTGCAACTTTGAGGTACTCAGACTTAATTAAATTTAATAGCATTAAACGTGCATTATTCTTATCTTCTTCTTGCCAGCAACTATAATCATAGACACTGGCATTGGCAAATTTAATAAGAAGTTCTAGACATTGTTCTATGTCCTGTGCCTGCGCTGTTCGAATCATACAGGTTTACCAAAATTATAATTCGTTGTTGCTACGGTACTGACTCTGTCAAACCCTTTGTCACCACTGTACAATGATCTGCGCAAATTACTATTAGTCATTTGTCCTGAAATTTTATTTTCCAGTACACTTATGATATTACTGCAACTTACGCTGATAGTTGTAGTAGTTTCACCGGTCAACGAGTTTACTTCATCATTGAAACTATAGTTGGCAATAACACCAGAAAAGCGTTTGCTGGGATTACCTGCAATAGCCAGCATAACACCTGTTTGTGGATTGAAGAATGCTCTACGAATAACAACTTCACTGCCTTTGATTGCATAACCCATCATTGCATTAACAAAGTCCTGGTTAATAGCACTTAAACTGATAGTTATATCTTGTTTACTGGGACTAAGTTCATTGTTAAATTCACTGACGCTTAGTAAGATGCCGTTGGGTGTATAGGTATAATAATTACTGTCATCTTCTTGGATAGATATGGCAGTATTATAGGTACTCATACGTAATGGACCATAACTAGGTACATTGATATAAACAAATGTAGCCTGTTGTAAGTTACTGTAACTGCTTAGATCTATGCTCATGCTAATAAACTTTCTACAAATTCAAAATCGCCGTCCCAGACAATTAATCTATCACCATTGATAGTCCAGCGTGGCATTTTTGTCATTACTACACGCCATGTAACTTCTTGTCCTACTTTTAAATCATAGGTAGTTGCACTGGGTGTATCTAAACATACTCTATGTATAGGTACTTGTACTGTGCTACCACTGCCTCGTAATACTTGACTGCTTACAGTATAAGGAAATACGCTGTTTGCACTTTGAATCAAATCACCGGGTTGGAACATAATTGTTGATGATCCAATACTGGGTAAACTACCAACTATCACTTGTCTGCTATTGGCAGTTTGTTGTGCAGTTGTATACTGGAATGTTAATGCATTAACTTGTGGTGTGGTTAATTGTCCTGCATATCCAGAAATCCAACTATGGCCAGCACTGTTGATACTGATTGTTTGTGTACCTATTTTGCCTTCTTCAAGATTGGCAACCAAGTATCTATAATCAGCCCATTTCAGTGCCGGATTAGGACTAACAGTAAAGCGATAAACTGCTCCACCTCTGCTGGTCTGTCTAACTGTTTGATCTCTAGTAATTGTTTGACTAATTATAGGATTCTTATCTATACTAATAGCTGTTGCGCTATTGATAATTGTTTGAAATGTCATCTTCTGCCTCCTGGTATGCTACTGCGTCCCTTTTCTGTGACAGCATATAAAAATTCTGGTTCTCTGGCTAGCATTTGTCTAAAACTGCTGGCATCTACTGCATTAATGTTATAAGTTACACTGGTTGAACCACCCATTGCGCCTAATTGATTATTAGGAATAATAGTACCTGCTGTTTTAGTCATAAACAATTCAGGACCGTTTTCACCAACCAAATAAGGTGTATTAGCACTTACTGGTCCACCACTGGCTCTACCTGGCAATCCACCACTTAATATTGAGAAGAAGTTGCCAATGCCACTGCTAGTGCCACCACCGCCAAATAAACCTAATGCAATTTGTCGTGCTTGAATACGAACAAAGTCAGCGATAATGCTGTTAGCCAAATCTTTGAAACTTAATTTGCCTGTTTTAACAAAGTTAACAATGGCATCTTCAAAGCCCTGTGTAAATGTACTAAAATATGTTTGTGCTTGTTTACTAGCATCATTGGCATTCTCAGCATATTGCTTATATGCCTGTTTCCAGCCAGTACCAAACTCACGGCTTTTGTCAATTTGCTCTTGTGCATTTTTAACTAATTGATCTGTGGTCTTTTGTTGTTCTGCTCGGATTCTTGCTTGTTCTTCGGCACTTACTTGTCCATCTTTGCCCAGTTTTAACTGTTCTTGTTGTATCTTTTGTTGTGCTGCCAATTCACCTGCAAGTCTAATAGCATTGATTGTTTGTTCATTCTGTGTGGCAGTTAGATCAATTAATCTAGTCTTTTGTGTGATATTATCATTGTCACGTGCAAATGATTGATTCAATGCATCTATACGTTGTTGTTCAACTTTTAATGCATCTAGATTAGCCTTGGTATATTTGCCCACAGTTTCTATAGTAGAACCTGTAGTCTGTTGTATTCTAGCAATGCTTTTTTGTAATTCTTCTACTCTTGCAGGTGCATTAGGGTCAATACCTATTTGTAATTTTGTCTTTTCAATCTCGTCCTGCAAACTTATGATAAGACTTCTTTGACCTACGAGTGTAGCATATTTTGCTTGTTCTATGGCTAATTGTTCATCACTGAGACCAATTAATTTTGTAGCCGCAGCCAAGTCTTGAATCTTGTAACCCAAATTATCTTCATAATTTTTAGTAAGTTGTTGTTGTTGCAATGAAAACTGTTTAATGGAATCATTTAAACGATTTTGTAGTTCAAATTCTTGAGTTTGTTGTTTGGCTCTAACAGCGGCTGTTCTTGCAGCCAATTCACTGGCTCTTTGTTTTGCACCTTCAGGACCTGCCAAATCTTTGTTGGCTGAGATATCTGCTTCAATGCCTTTAATTTCAGCATCAGCCTGTGCTTTAATCTTAGCCATTTCATCACGAGTGCGTAATGCTGCCTGTAAATAAACTGCACTGCTGGCATCTGCTATACGCTTGTTACTGGCTAACAATGCTTGTGCATTAATATTACCTGCGGCACCTGTGTCCTCAGGCTTGGGTGCAGGTGCCCTGTTCAATAATCTACGAGTTTCGGCATCTACTTCTTCCTGTGGTAAGAAACTTGGTGCTTTAATACCCAATGTAGCTTGTATGCTTTTCTTAATACTAGTGTATAACTTTTCACTGGCATCATAAGCATCATTAATTTCAATGGCTAAGTTACCAAAGAAACTTAAGAACTTTTTCTCTACATTTGCTTTCAATGATTTGATTGCATCATTGTATCTGTTCAATGCGGCAACTTGTTCGTCGGTAATTGCATCTTTACCTGCGCTGACTTTGCTCCAGTCAATCTTTGCCGCTTCTTTGCCCAATAAACTGGTTGCCAATCTAGCACGTTCTGCTGGATCAGTGATCTGTCCTAGTGCGGTAACAGTTTCTTGTAAAATAGCTTGACTGTCACGCAGTTTACCATTGGTATCAACAGTATTAACACCCAGTGCTCTAAATGAATCTTTGTATGTATTGTTACCGTCTGCGGCTTCACCTATACTAACACTTAGCTTGCTGGCAAACTTTTCAAATGAATCCAGACCGCCGCCTGCATTTACTAGACTTTGTTTAAAATTAAGTAAACTGCCTGCGCCAATACCTGTTGCATCACTGAGATCTCCTAGTTGATCTGACAGTGCCAGTGCTTTGCCACCCAGTGCACCAAATGCTACTGCGGCTGCGGCGGCTGCCAAGCCAATAGGACCCAGTCTACCAACAATACCTGCTAGCGTATTGCTTAGGCTTAGGCCACCAGTACTTAGACCTTCAATATCTTTACCAAGATTTTGAATTGTGCCACTGACAGCTTTGATGGCGCCTTCGCCCTCTGTTTTAAATTTTAAAATAAAATTTTCAATTGTTGCCATTATGGTTTCCCTATCTTTTTAATCTCTTTGACAATAAACTCATCAGTGGGTTTAGTCATACCACGAGGTGCTTGTTTACTATATCCTTGATCCAATCGTTGTGCATAAGGATAGTTGGCTTGTATCTCATCACCTTTTAATTTAGTACTTTTCTTAGCGTTACCGGTGTCAATAGGAGTTATATTTTTAAAGAAATCGTAGGCTCTTGTAGCCAATTGCTGGCTACTCAAGTTAGAAGTTAATTGTTGAATACGTTTATTAATTTCTCCTGCCACTTACTTCTTTCCTTTAATCGCTAATAACTCTTCTTGAGTATATTCAGGTACTACACCATTTGCTTCGTCTCTAATATGTTTTTCCCAGGTAAGACTTATGTCATAAACCATAAGATCAAAAGTCGTAGCTCTGTCAATTATATCACTAGGTAAAACTCCATAATGTTTGGCCATGGCACCTATGGTAATTAACTTTGCTGTTCCCCAATCGTGCTTGTCGATGACATGGCCTTTGACTTTCCCAGATTTTCATTGATCTTAACCAATGCCGCGAAACAAATGTCAATAGGTAACATTTCATCATCTTTAACTACTTGGCGACCCTTTTCGTCAAGTATAATTTTACGAATGAGTTTGTTTAATTCTTCACCGTTCTCATCTTGTTGTACTTTGAAAAAGTTAAAGTACGTATTCAGGTCTATGTTGTCATACATATAAAATGTAATAACATCGCCATAGGTTTGTACGATCTTGGCATCATCAAGATCCATTCTAATTAATGTGGGTTTTTTAGCAACTTCGCTGATTAACATATCTTATTCTCCAATCCTATCTTTCATGTGATGTACCACGCTGAGTAAAAAGCGCAAACGAGCATCTGCTTGTTCTAGATCTTTACGTGCACATTTAATTTCTGCAATAGCTTTTGCGGCTTCTGCTTCCATGCTACGTAACAGATCTACATCTGACAACTTATCAAAAATCATAACACCCTCCGTGTTAATGATATTTAGCCTCGTTCAGCCAAACAAAAACCCGCCGAAGCGGGTTGTTGTCTTAGTTAACCTAAAATTTAGGCAGCTAATACGCTGTCGTACTTGATGTAGTCGCCGTTTACTTCAATAGTAATTGGAGATACCCAAACTGGACTATCAGCACTAACTTTTGGTGCCAAAGCACTAATAAAGCCTGTACCCATAATAACAGTTTGATCTACAACACCGCTAGGAGCGATCAAGAAAGCGATCTGTGTTCTATCGTTAGATAGTTTGAAGATACCTT